GGTCAATATGTTGGCGGGGTGAAACTGGATAGATTTGAATGCGTCGAAATTGGAGCCACCCATATGGGCAGCCCCAGCAATGGATAGTTGCATGGGTGATTCCTGTTAAATGAATTAGTAATTGATAGTGGTGTGCGGGATTAAGCTGTCTTTCAGGGCTGTCAGCGTGGCGATGGCTTGTTCGCGGCTCAGGCCTGCTTTCGACATCAGGGCTTTCACTACTGCGGTGCCGATCTGCTTGCGGTGAGCTTCGTTTGCCGCGCGCGCAGCTGCTTCATTGGCGATCCGCTTTTCTTCCGCCAGGCGTACTGCTTCGGCCTGCTCAACGCGACGGCGCTCGGCGGCAATGGCTTCCCGCTTCTCCCGTTCAGCGCTTTCTCTGGCAGCCTGCGCCTGTCTGTCGGCCAGTTCCTTTGCTTCACGTGCTTCGCGTTCAGCACGTTCCTGTGCATCAATACGATCCCGTTCTGCCTGATTAGCTTTGGCCAGCAGCTCAGCCTCGCGACGGGCTGCCTCTTCACGCTCACGGCGCTGTCCTGCTTCAGCTTCCTGCCGGACCTGTTCTGCGGCCTGACGTGCAATTTCCTGTTCGCGGGCAATTCGCTGGCGCTCGGCTTCATCTTTCGCAGCAGTAGCGTCCCGGTCGAATTTCTCATTTAGCAGCAGGCCGATTTCGTGGTCGGAATCGATGCGCTCAGCCAGTGCTATGTCCCACGCTTCGTTATCCGCCAAGGCTTCGGTATGCCACTCCAGCATCTGCTGTTCGGCTTTAATGCGATCCTGTTCTGCCTCCCACTCGTTGAGTGGCCGGCGCACTTCATCGCGCAAAGCATCGCACTCCGTTACGAAGCGCCTTAATTCCGCTTCAGCGGGCTTCACAGCCTCTTTCAGATGCCTGAGGTAGTCACGCCCGGGTTTCTCAATCAGTGTCTTACTGCGCGACACCTGAGCGGCCAGTGACGCTACACGGGTGCGGCCTTTCACTGTGGTCAGGTCTGGCACTTCGTTAACCTGCTGGCGAATCAGTTCAAGATACTGATCCAGACCGTTTGCAACATACAGCACCGGAGCCTGTTCTGGCTTAATCTCCAGCACCGTGATATCCGTTACCTCGCTCATTTCCTCTCCTTATTCAGGGCAAAAAAATGCCCTCACAAGGAGGGCGAATCACTACACTCATGGAATAACTTCATAATGCCGCCTGTCACGGCATTGGGCTGTTACTCAAAAAACAATCCAAGCCAGACCCCACCAGAACGCTAGGCAGCCGGTAATCATCAATAGCCAACATTTACCTCGAAAGCTCATGGGGTGCTCCATACGCTAAAATGATGTGATACTCACTATCGGAGCATGCACATGAAGAAATCCGAACTTCCCACAAAGATTTGCACTGTATGCGGACGCCCGTTTACGTGGCGTAAGAAATGGGAAAAGTGCTGGGATGAAGTGCGGAAGTGCTCAGAACGCTGTCGCCGGAAGTGAGTGGGCCACCAATAAAAAAAACGCCACTAAAGCAACCTTGAATCCTGTAACCTCGACCCGACAAAACGGATACGCATATAACTTCTGCTCCTGAATCATCCTCAGGGCAGCGTCCATGCTGTCGGCATCATCGGCGAACTTGATGTTTTCGCCCTCATCTTCAAACTTGCCTGCAATAACCGTGTAAACAAGTGCCATAACTACCTCGCTGTCACTGATTCTGATTTACGATGCCCGGCTGAAAATATTGCAACCTCGGGCAGGCAGCCGGCGCCTTCGTCCTGATCTGGTTGAGTTCGCCAGTTCGGGCCGCGTAACGCCTGTTCAACACGATTCCGGCAACCCGTCACCGTGCGTTGTTTGTCGTACTCCGCCGCCCGGCGATCACGGCGTCGATTTTTGGCGTTATCACCGCCGACATATGTGATGACTACAGTCATGATTACCTCCGGTAATTGGCTTGGGTGGTGCGGCCCCGGCAGGGCTTACGCTGGCGACATGGCCTCAAATATCCAACTGCCAGCCACACCCCAAAGCCAACTTCTCTTTGGTTCCCCGCATTTCGGCGGAGACAAACCCCATCAATGTTAAAGAGCATCGGCATCTGGCCGGGTGGTGCGTCCTGTTGATGGGATTGAATATACAAAACGTATCCGTAATAAGCAATACGTTTTGTATACTAAATTTGTTATGATATACGCTATGTATTGATTGTTAAGGGAATTTATTTTTCCACGCTGAAAATTAACGCATTTGATATGATTAGAGCTCAACTCAGGAGGTTTTATGAACATGGAAAAGGCACATGATGCTATGGCGTTGGTGATCGGCAACGCGGTGATACAGCTCATTGCAGAGGGAAGGGTAGTGACAAGTGAAACTATCGCTGAATTGATCGAGAGAACGTCAGGCCAAACGCCAAACCTTGCTGTTGATTTTGCGCTGGGATTATTGCGCCGGTAGTTACAAAAAGCCCGCTCAGTAGCGGGCTAGGTGCTGCGGGCATAAAAAAACCGGCGCGGTGGCCGGGGCAGGTTACTTTTCGAATAAAAAGTCGAAGTCACCTGATGCATCCATGTCCTGGTCATAAATGTAGCCAGCTTTTTCTATAGCACTTCTGCGCTTAAACATTTCATGTTGCGTGACGGCATGTGCTATCGCTCTGTCCCTCGTTGATCCGTCAGGATAATGACTAAGCAGGGCATACTCATTGAACACTAATAGCTTATCTATATGTTGATTCAGTGAGGACATTGTCATTTTCTTACCCTGCAATGCTGTCGATTCTGCATGCAGTAAGAACTGTTCTGAAAGCAGATGCATTCTGTAAAGCTCATTTTCACGAAGATAATTTTTACCTACTTTAGCTTCAGAAAGCGTAGGGGATGTACCTTTGAAGGTGTTCATTCCCATGTTGTCATCTTCGTAATTTGCTCTATCAAGAATGAGTTTGGCGCTAACCATTCCTGTTATCGCAAAATGGAATTTATCCTGCATTTTTGCGTAGAAGGAACGAACCTCCTGCGAATCTTTGTCGTAATCAGACGCGCTCTCTTTAAAGCACTCTTTGACTTTATCGTAAACATGAATTTCTTCTGAACGGAGCGCTCGAAGTTTAGCTGCGAGTTCATTTACTTTTTGCGGGGAGTCTCGTAATGCCTTTTCATTGATGACATAGCCATCACGAACGTAAGATTTAACAATTTCTGATGCCCATTGACGAAACTCAACGGCACGTTTTGCGCTAATCCTGAACCCTATAAAGTTCACAACATCAATGCTGTAATGGATTATTGTTCTGGAAACTGACCTTTTACCCTCATTTTGAACTACCAAAAGAGATTTGGTAGTTGAGAGCTTATCTAACTCACCATCTGCATAAATATTTGAAATATGGTGAGAAACAGCTTGTGTGGTTAGCTCGAACAGCGCCGCTATCTGCTTCTCAGAAATCCAAATCTCTTGGGTTTCCTTATGCACTTTGACATCAACCAAAGAGTTACCCCTTTGGAATACTTCAACCTTAAAATCTAAATCGTTGTCAGCCACTTTTATGCCTCATTTTTTCCCTGAAAAATGAAAACGGCCCGGTCCGGTGCCTGGCTCGTGCTGCATGTTCTTCTGTCCACTGGGACTTAAACCAGCCGCAGCTTAGTCTCAATCGCCACTCCAATAATCTTGCAGTTACCGTTGATCGGCACCATAGGCCATTGCGGGTTCAGCCCTCGCAGGTATTTCTGACTACCGTCGATCACCAGCTTCTTGAACGTGGCTTCGTTATCGTCGATCAGCTTCGCTACCACCAAGCTGCCATTCACCGGCTCACGGCCCGTGTCGAACAGCACGAATGTCCCTTCGGGAATGCTTAGGCCGTGAGGTGATGTCATCGAATCGCCGTCCACTTCTAGCCAGAAAGAGTCGCCCTGTACGTGCGCATCAGATTCTAACCACAGCTCGACATCCTTTAGCGTGTAGGCTTCAACAGCTTCCGCCCAAGACCCTGCCTGAATTTTACTCAGAACGGGGTAGCGTTCGCCGCGAGTATAGGGTTTGATTTCGCCAATATTTGAAATTGACCCTGTTGGCGCAATAGTTCCATCATGATTTACCACGAACTCCTTCAGCCCAAGGTAGCGCATGATCTTGGCGATATCTTCAAGGCTCGGTTCGCGGCGGGCATTTAACCAATGACTTACCGCACCTTTGGTAATGCCAAGGTGTTCAGCCAACTTTTCCTGCCCGATGTCCATCTCCCGCATGCGGATTTTGGCGAGCTCATTCCATTTCATATTCATACCTAAATCATACAATCCGTATTATTTTGCGCGAGACACATTTTGTATATTTATCTTGATGGGTATAGATACAAAATGTATACTGCGATTTTCAGGAGGACCCTATGAATAACTTGCGAATCATCCGTAAGCAGTTGGGGCTGACACAGGGTGAAATAGCCAGCGAACTTGGCTTAACCAAAGGTGCGATAGGCCATTACGAAAATGGACGACGCAGCCTGAATGTTACCCAGTGCCGCTTGCTGGTCACCGTGTTCAATAAACATGGCGCGTCGGTCGGAATAGATGATCTGTTCCCACCAACTGCTGCTTAAGGATCACCGCTCTTTAAAACCCAGGCACCCGCTCCCGCCGAAATGCCGGAGCACAATGTGGCACTCCACGAGGTGCGCACGTAACTAACTAATCAATAAGGACAAGTGTTAACTATGGAAACAGCAAATAACAGCAAACCAACCGAAAGCCAGATTAATCGTACTCAAACCGACCTGCTCCTTGCCGTGTCTCAGATGACTGGTCGGGAATTTGCCAAAGGTGTTGGCTGCCATGAGTCCAAGATCAGCCGTGCTGACTGGCGCTTTATCGCTGCGGTGATCTGCACTGCGCGTATGGCGTGGGAAGTAAGTCCGATGGGGCGACTGGTGCAGGAGACAATCGAGGCAATCAGTGCAAAAGAAAAGGCCCCGAGCTGCGCGAACAGCTTCGAGGCCTGATTGCGATTAGCGAGACCAATCACAGGAGAAAATTATGCCAGGAATAACTGGATATGTAAACAGGGGAGGGGCTTGCCATGGCAGCACCAGCCCTTAACAACGTCAGAGCAATCAGGCCTGATTTACAGGTCGTGGAGCAGCGCGTGGCTGACCTCGATGATGGATACGTCAGGCTGGCAACGATGATTCTGGAAGAAATGGCCGGAGCCGATTTCACCAAGCGGCAATTCAAGGTGATTCTGGCAGTGATCCGGCTTACCTACGGATGGAACAAAGCGCGAGACCGGATCGCTAACTCCCAGATTTCAGAGATTGCCAGGCTGCCGGTTAAACGGGTGAGCGAAACCCGTGTACAACTCTTAAAAATGAATGTGTTAACAGCATCTGATCAGCAGATAGGACTTAACAAAAACGTGTCTGAATGGTTGCTCCCTCAAAACGAGGGACTATCCCTCAAAACAGGGGAGAAAAAATCCCTCAAATTAGGGGATTTCAATCCCTCAAAACAGGGGGACACCATAGACATAAACATTAAAGATAAAATAAAAGATCATTCGTCAGAGAATCCTGACGGCTTCTCCGACGACCCACCTGCAGACCTTCCTGCTCTCCGATCTGACGCAGCCACACAATCACCGAAAGGCGAGAAGTGGGGGACTGCTGACGATCTGCGGGCGGCTGAGTGGATTTACCGCCGGGTACTGAACGTATCACCCACTGCAGACCCGCCGACCTGGTACGCATGGGCTAATGACATCCGCCTGATGCGCGCCGGACTGAAGACCACTCACCGCGAAATCTGCGAGGTGTTCGAGTGGGCCAATGCCGACGCGTTCTGGCAGACCAACGTCATGAGCCCTGCGAAGCTGCGAAAGCAGTGGCAGACACTGGTGGCGCAACGTAGCCAGAGCAGGGGGGCCGCGCGGTCGTCCGGCCCTGCGCTGGACTTCGACAACACTGACTGGGCAGAGGGGTTACAGGTATGAGACATATCGCAACAGCCATCCAGAACCGTGACGGACAGTCGCTGCAGCGGATTTACGCTGCTGCTGAACAGCCTAAGCAAGCGGTTCCTGAACAGGCAGCACAGGTGTTTAACGAGCTGTTCCGTCAGCTGAAAGGCGCTTTTCCTGCACTGATGGCGCAGATCAAAACACAGGACGAGCTGAACGAGCTGCGGCGCCAGTGGGTGCTGGCGTTTGCCGAGAACGGAATCACCACCATCGGCCAGGTCAACGCCGGGATGCGGATCGCCCGCCAGCAGGAAACACCGTTCCTCCCGTCACCCGGGCAGTTTGTCGCCTGGTGCCGCGAAGGCGAGGCCAGTAAGTACGCCCTGCCGGACGCTGACGAGCTGTACGACATGGTGATGGACTACAGCGCCCGGCGTGGCCTGTTCGACGGTCCTGAGCATTTCCCCTGGCAGAGCAACGAGTGCTGGCTGATGGTTCCCGCGCTGTACTCGCAGATGCGCTCAGGCAACCTGACGGGATCCGAGCTGCGCCAGAAGTGCGTGAAGGAGCTGCGAAAGATGACCCAGCGACTCGATGACGGGGAGAAAATTGGGGCGCCAGTGGCTCAGCTACCCGTACTGACCTGCCCACTCAGCAACGAGAAGGGGCTGGATAAAATCGCGGAGATTCGCCGCCGTTTTGGTATGAGGGGCAAGCCGTGACATGTCACGAAACGCAGCTCACCCGATCCCCAACCGTAACAATCACCCGTTCAGAGTTTTTCGGCTTGTGCGAAGCACAGCTGGTGCTGTCATCGTGTCGTCTTAATCTGGAAGGCCTGGCCACCAGCCGTAATAACCGCACCCGTTCAGCTGCGCTGAATGCCCTGGAGCAACTGACACAGGTGCAGGAAAAACTGAGGGCCACAACAGGAGGCTGAAGTGAACAAACAGACCTACTTCCTGATCGACAACGTGCGACGGCAAAACTGCACAGAGTTCATCAGGCAATTACCCACCAACTCAGATTCACCCCTCGTAGTAACCATCCAGGAACGAACCCGCACCCTCGACCAGAACGCCAAGCTATGGGCCTGCCTGAACGACGTTTCAGAGCAGGTTGACTGGCATGGCCGAAAACTGGCCAGCGAAGAGTGGAAGCACGTCTTCACAGCTGCGCTGAAAAAACAGGATGTGGTTCCGGGGATTGACGGTGGCTTCGTAGTTCTTGGGCAGTCAACCAGCCGTATGACCGTTGGGGAAATGCGGGACTTAATCGAACTTATCAGCGCCTTTGGTGCGGAGCAGGGCGTCAGTTTTGGTGACGATGCAACGTGCGCCATGCGCTGGGCTGCACGATACGGGAGAGCAGCATGAAAGCATCAAGACCATTCACTGATTTAGAGCGCGAGTATATTCGCCGCGTTGCAGGCCGGGTGCCAGTCGCGTTTATGAGCAGCCACCTTGGGCGCGAAACACGCAGCGTCAGGGATTACTGCGTAGCGCATAAAATATCAACCCGCGTTCCGGGCCATCTGCTGAAAAAATACTGGCCGGAATACATCCCGATCAGGAAGGGAAAGGAGTCAGCAGCATGAGCTCATCAATCCAGCGTTGCTGTGAACACGCCATGATCCGCTCTACCTGCCGATCCCGCCGAAAACCAAAACCATTACCCACAGCCAGCCAGATACCGACGTTCGATTACGTGCATGGTCTGCTGCAGTCGAAATGGGATCGTATGCGGAGGACACGATGCGCAAAGTGAGGCGACGATGTAAGAACCCGGACTGCCGCGAATGGTTCCACCCATCCTTCGCAGAACGAACGTGGTGCAGCGCAGAGTGTGGAACCATACTCGCACTAGCCAAACGAGAGAAAGACCGGCAGAAGGCAGTACAGGAGGCAGAACGACGACGAAAGGAGACTACACAGCAGGAAAAACGAAGCCTCAAAATCCGCAAAGCAGCATTACAACCTCTCAGTCACTATCACCGCCAGACCCAGGCAGCCTTCAACGAGTACATCCGCACCCGCGATGCAGATCAGCCCTGTATCAGCTGCGGCCGTCATCACGAAGGCAAATACGATGCCGGTCACTACCGCACCCGCGGCGCTTCACCGGCCACACGTTACGACGAAAGTAACTGCCACAAGCAGTGCGTTCCCTGTAACCAGCATCTCTCCGGCAACATCGAGAACTACACACCAAACCTGATCAAGAAAATCGGACAGGCTGCGTTCGATCGTTTGATGGGGCCACATCCGGTGCAGAAGTGGACGCGCGAAAAGTTGCAGGAGCTGGCCAGGCAATACAGACAGAAAACCAGAGAGCTGCTGAAGCAGCGGGAGCATGCCGCATGACCGATTATCTCCGGCAGAAGTCGCGCTACCTGCGGATGTTCCGCGCGCGCCGCATGTTCGAGATCAACTACCGCATATTGCGGAATACGGAAAAACTTATGGGGGTAAAATATGCCGGTACGTGAACTGAATCTGACTAAAGACCAGCACGACTGGCTCAACAACTGGCTGGAGCTGTGGGGATCGTGGGTTTACAGCGGCAGGTTGGAGAAGCGGATGAGTAGTATGATCGCCCAGTGGATGGAGAGCGTCGAACCCTCCCGGGTGATGTCGCGCCCGATGTGCAATGACGATGACGGAATGTTGATTTCTCAGGTCGTAGATTCCGTCATGTGCATTGACAAAAAAGCCTTCGGAATACTATTGAGCTATTACGCTCACGGCTCAACTGAATACGCAATTGCAGTGTATAGCCACAAGGTCGCAAGTCCCCGCAAAATCTCAACCAGAGGCGGCAACAGGTTAAAGAGGCCATCCCTGGCTACATGCA